ATTCATCTGATTGTTATATTGTGAGTTGGAATAAGTTGCCAATTGCATTTGTTTCTATTCTATCTATGCCAGGTAAGTTTGGCAATGATACAAGAAAATGTGTAAGTGAGCATAGAGTAGTTGTGTTGCCGGATTATCAAGGACTTGGAATTGGAAATCGTATTTCAGAATATTTTGGAGAATTGTATCTATCTCAAGGTTATAGATATTTTGGTAAGACAGCTAATCCAAGAATGGGTGAGCATAGAGAGAAAAGTGATAAATGGAAGGCAACAAGTACCAATTTAAAGAAACCTCGCAAAATTGAAGATTTATCAGAAAGTGCGATACGACAATTACGCCCAAGAGGGCGTAATACATCATTGAAAGCTGTTGAAATGACATTAACCAGATTATGCTATTCACACGAATATATTGGAGATGAAAATACCATTATAGGTGAAAACACATTGCACAAAAATTATAGTAACAAATTATTTTAAAAGGAGGAAGAATAATGAGTTTTAAGATTAAAACAGAAACACTAAAAGAAATGGTAAGTAAGGTAGTTAAAGGAGCAAGTAATAATAAACTAATACCTTTAACACAAATGATGGCAGTAGAGTTAAAGAATAATAAACTCACACTTATTACAACAGACAAATCAAATTATCTTTATGTAACACAAGATAAGGTTGACGGAGAAGATTTTAGCGTTACTATTGAAGTAGAAACATTTAGTAAACTTATTGGTAAAATGACAAGTGAGTATATCGAACTTACATTAAAAGATAACACACTTGAAGTTAAAGGAAATGGAAAATATAATATTGAATTACCATTAGATGAAAATGGAGATTTAATTGCTTTTCCTAATCCGCTTAATAATACAATGCCTTTACCAGTATCAAAGACTATTGAATTAAGCACTATAAGAAAAATACTTAATACAGCAAAAGCCTCACTTGCAACTACTCTTGAAGCACCTTGTTATACAGGTTATTATGTCGGAGATAAGGTACTTACAACAGATACTTATAAGATATGTAGTATAGGAGTTAATCTTTTAGGTGAAGAAGTATTGATAAGCCCTCAGATGATGGATTTACTTGATGTTATAGATAATGAAAAAATTGATGTAACAATAGAAGAAGATAAGATTGCATTTACTACATCAAATTGTATAATTTATGGATATAAGATGGAAGGTCTTGAAGATTATGCTGTTGATGCCATAAGTGGATTGCTTGAAACAGAATTTGAAAGCACTTGCAAGATAAATAAAGCAAATATACTTTCGGCACTTGACAGAATTGCATTGTTTGTTGGAACTTATGATAACAAGGCTATAAGGTTAAACTTCACAAAAGAAGGCATTGATATATCAAGTAAACAATCAAATGGTATAGAAAAAGTTGATTATACAGAAAGTGAAAACTTTAAGTCATTTACTTGCTTTATAGATATTGATATGCTCACATCTCAAATAAAAGCAAATACAGATGATATTATAGAATTACATTATGGAAATGATAAGTTTGTAAGTCTTATAAATGGTAACATAACGCAGATAATAGCTTTACTTGAAGATGATTAAGATTATGTAAAGTTAGGGTGTCAAGAGATATTTTTATAATATTTCTTGACACTTTTTTATTTTATATGTTGACAATTCAATAAATATTTAGTATAATGTTTACATAGTAATAAATAACACATAACAAAGAAAGGTTAAAAGGTGAATGTTATGACAAATCAAATGATAATAGCAAGTGAGCAGACAAGATTGGCACAGGAAGGAGTCCTCAAATACACAGGACGTAAGATACAAGTATTTAATCTTGTGACACAAGAAGAAGAATTTATAGACGAGATTCAGCCTATACATACATTTAATGCTTGGAAGTTACTTGGTTATAAAGTTAAGAAAGGTGAGAAAGCAGTAGCAAAGTTTCCTATATGGAAATATACAAGTAAAAAGAAAAAGGAAGAATCCGAAGAGGAAGCACAGGCAAATGGTTATTGCTTTATGAAAATGTCAGCCTTCTTTACAAATGAGCAAGTTGAGAAAATAGAAGAGGAGGTGTAGTAATGTTTAAATGTTATGAGTGTGAAAAGCTATTTGAAAATCCAAAGAGAGTTTCTGAAAGCAGAGGAGAGTTTTGGGGTATGCCGGCTTATGAAGATATGTATTATTGTCCAAATTGTGGAAGTGAAGCTTTTGATGAAATAAACAATGATGACATAACAGATGAAGAATATTATGAAGATGAGCCTGATTATGATGAGTATGAAGAATATGAAAGATGGGAGAGTGAGAGATACTAATGGCACGAAATAGTTTAAAAAATGTTTTGCGTTTAATTGATGTAGCAAAAGAAGAATTACCAGTAGAAAAAGCATTTTTAGATGATTTAAAAAGAAGTATTGAATTGACAAATACAAAAAATGCAAGATTGCCAAGCAGAACATATAAACCATCAGGTATGAATTGCATAAGAGCAAGTTATTATCAAATAATGGGAAAAGAACCTGAAAATGATAGTAATTATACAGGAATTGGTATATGTAATAGTGGAACTGATATTCACGAAAGAATACAAAAATCTGTAATTGATATGATAGATAACGGAATGGATTGTAAATATGTTAATGTGGCAGATTTTGTAAGAAAACGAAATCTTGATTATCTTGATATAGTAAAAGAACCTAACTTTGAGAATGGCGAATTTGAAACAAAGTTATTCCATAAAGACTTAAACTTATCATTCTTATGTGATGGAATTATAGATTATAAAGGAAAATATTATATACTTGAATTAAAAACAGAAAGTAGTAATAAGTTTTGGCAAAGACAGGGAGTAGATGAATCACATTATAATCAAGCTACCGCTTATAGTATAGCATTAGGTTTAGATAATATTATATTTGTATATATAAGCAGAGATAATCTTGATATGAAAAGTTATATGTTTACACCAACAAATGAAATGAAACAGAATTTAATTGGTTATATTGAAGAATGTGATGGTTATGTTGCAAGACAAGTAACTCCACCTAAACCTGAACCAATAAATAAAAAAGCGTGTACTTATTGCGGATATAAAAAATATTGTAGCAAGGAGTGATAAAATGAAAAAGATAAAGCATTATATACCATATATTATAGTAACTTTAATTTCTATTTGGTTGATTTACAGTTTCTTTGATATTATAGGAAATAATCAACCTTGGCAAGAACATAATTATTGGAGATGGAATTTCTTTGAAGTTATGAGGAGGTTATTTAGTGAGCATTAATATTTATAAATAATATTATTTATGCTATAATACTCTTTGTAAAGAGTACGAGGCTTTACACACTTATAAATAGTTGATTAAATTGCTATCGGTTTAAAAGTGTATGCTCGTACCATACACTCCGATAGCTTTTTATATTTTATAAGGAGTATTAGTATGAATAATTTTAAATTATATGTACATATAGCACCAAACAATAAAATGTATATCGGTATTACAAGTAAATCAACAAAAAAGCGTTGGGGAACACAAGGTCAAGGATATGAGTCGCAAAAATTATTTTGGAGAGCAATTCAAAAATATGGCTGGAATAATATTAAACATATTGTTCTTCTTGAAAATCTTTCAGAAGAAATGGCTTATGAATGTGAAAAATATTTAATAGCAAAATTTAATACAACTAATCCTAAATATGGATACAATATTTCAAGTGGTGGAGAGTTTACTCACTCAGGTTGTAAATTTTCAGATGAAGTTAGACAACATTTAAGTGAGGTGCATAAAAAGATAGGTGTCACAGAAGCTCAATTAGTAGGTTTAAGAAAAAGACATTTAGAAATTAAAGGAAAACATTTATCAGAAGAACATAAACAAAAAATATCAAAAGCCAATACAGGTAAAATTAGAAGTCTTGAAACACGAAAAAAGATAAGTGAAGTTCAAATAGGTAGAGTGTCACCAAGAAAAGGAACACACTTATCAGAAGAAACAAAAGAAAAATTAAGACAAGCTAATCTTGGGAAGAAAGCTTCGCCTGAAACGATTGCCAAGATGAAATCTAACGGTTCTCAATATTGGAAAGGAAAAACACGTTCATTAGAAACACGTTTGAAGATAAGTAAGAGTTTGAAAGAAAGGAGTTTAAAATGCAGAATAGAGGGAAACAATTTGAATCCACAATTAAAGAAGCTTTTTTAAAAGTGCCAGATACATCTATTGTACGCTTATATGATAGTACAAATGGATTTGTTGGTGTGGCTACGCATTGCGATTTTATTGTATATCATAAACCTTATGAATATCATATAGAATGTAAATCAGTACATGGAAATACACTACCATTTTCAAACATAACAAAAAATCAATGGGACGGATTGTTAGAAGTAAGTAAGATTGATGGTATTATTGCAGGAGTTATTTGTTGGTGGGTAGACCACGATGTTACGAAGTTTATTCCTATGCAAACATTACAAGAATTAAAATCACTTGGGTATAAGAGCGTGAGATATGACGCAGGTATTCCTGATTATCTTAATTATACGGATAGTGAATATTGCATGGTTGAGATAGAAGGAAAAAAGAAAAGAGTATTTTTTGATTATTCTATGCAAGAATTTTTTAAGGAGGTTGAAAAACATTGAAACTAAATTTTGAAGAAATGGGATTGGATAAAATAAATGAATTACAAGACAAGATAGAAAATAATTCAGAACAAATACAAGAAATAATAGATAGTATTATTCAACCATATTGCAAAGACCTTGACCGTTATGTACTCTTTATAAAAGATTGTCTTAAAGACGGAGAAAAGCCACCAACAGATTTAGAGTTGGAAGATTTTTGTATGAACTTATCTACATACATTTATTTTGCAGGTGGTATGGTAGAGCAATTAGGTATTAAAGATGATATAAGTAAAGCTGTATATAAGGAAATGTATCATACAAGTCGAGCAAGTATTGATAAAGGAACAGTAGCAGATAAAGATAGTTTGGCAGAATTAGCAAGTCAAGAAGAACAAGTGGTTAATATTTGTTATAATCGTGCTTTTAAAATTATGAAAGCCAAGGTTGAAAATGCACAAGAGTTACTATCATCTTGCAAAAAGGTTCTATCAAGAAGAATTGGTGAATATAATGTAAGTCAAATGACAAATTAGAAAGGAGTTAATTAAATGCGAGAAAACGTAAATCACCCAAAACATTATCAGCAAAAGGGCAGAAAAGAATGTATTGTTGAAATGGAAGAATTATATGGCACATATATAACAGCCGTATTTTGTTTAACTAATGCTTATAAATATTTGTATAGGGCAGGAAATAAAGCAGGTAACACAAAAGAACAAGATATACAGAAAGCATTATGGTATTATACTTGGGTAAAGAATAAGCAAATGCCTTTATTTGAAATGCTTAATAGAGGTATTATAGATGAGCCAAGAGAAGAACAAAAATTATACTTATATTTAAAAGACATATTTGAAAAGGAGAATTAAATATGGCAACAAAAATGGACGAAATTATTTCAGCTATGAATAAAAAATGTAAAGAGCAAGTGGTAACACAAGGTTTATCAAGCTATGATTATAAGCGTATTCCTTTTACTTCACCTCGAATGAATTATTGCACTTTCGGTGGATTGCCTATTGGAAAGTTAATAGAGTTTAGTGGAGAAGAACATAGTGGTAAAACCACAACAGCATTAGATATTGTAGCAAATTATCAGCATTTAGATTTTGCAAAGAAAGTATTGTATATAGATTCTGAAAATACACTTGATGTTCAATGGGCGAGAAAATTAGGTGTAGATATTGAAGATATGTATATAATGCAACCAAAATCTCAATCAGCAGAGGAAATATTTGAATTTATATGTAATTCTGTATCTACTGGTGAAATAGGTTTATGGATATTAGATAGTATAGGTGCTTTAATGTCACAGCAAGAACTTGATAAATCACTTGAAGATAAAACTTATGGTGGTATATCAATGTCATTAACAAAGTTTGGTAAGAAAGTAGAAATGTTAATGGCTAAACATCAATGTACTGGAATTGGTATAAATCAAATGCGTGAAGTTATAGGAGCTATGTTTCCAACACAAACAACTCCAGGTGGTAAAGCGTGGAAACATTTTTGTTCTGTAAGATTGCAATTTGCAAAGGGCAAGTATATAGATGAGAATGGAAAAGAACTTACAAGGGCAGCCGAAAGTCCTGCTGGCAATATTGTTTTAATGACAATGTTGAAAAATAAATCTTGTCCTCCTACAAGAAGAACAGGACAATATACTCTTAACTACGAAATAGGTGTAGATTATTTAAAAGACTTGGTAGATGTAGCCGTAAGATATGATATAATAAGACAAAGTGGTGCTTGGTTTAGTGTAGTGAATATAGACACTGGAGAAATAATTGAAGATAAAATACACGGACAATCAGCAGTATATGAATTATTGGAAAATAATGAAGAATTATTACAAATGGTTGAAACTCAAGTTGACAGTAAAATAACAATGTAGTATTATATAGATGTAATGAGATAGTGAAATAATAAGTTGCACTTGTTGTTTCGAGAAATAACACAGGTTAAATACCTGTGTTATTTTTTTTTGATAAATTTTAAAGAAAACTATTGACATATCATATAATGTGTAGTAATATACTACTATAAACATTATATAAAATGTTTAAACAAAAGAAAGGTTAAAAGGTGATGAAAATGAGTGAGAGAATGAGAAGTATTTTAAGCAGAGTATTAAGTACAGAAATAGGCAATCAACAAATATGGAAACGCAAAGATATGGAAAATGGTTATGTTGGTATACCAAGAGATGAAATAATTGAAGAAATTAAAGATTTTATGGAAGATAATAATATAACAATTAACTATGATTATATTATAAATGCAAAAGGATAGAGGTGTTATTATGCTATCAATGCTTAAAGATTGGAAAGGTAAAGTAGAAATAAATGATGTAGAGTATGACGATATACAAAGTGCTACAATCGAAAATAAAGCACTTTCAGGACAAGTGCATATAAAACTATACTCTAATAGCTTTATAAGTAAATTTCACGAAAATACAAAGAAACAAGTGCAAGTAGAAGAAAACAAAGAACATAGATTTACAGTTAAAGCATATATGACAAAGCCAGCTACACCTGAATTTGATTTTATGGCAAAGTGGAATAATGACATTCCAATGCCTATGAGAATAATGGAAGGTGTAAGAGTTAAAGAAACTCCAGGAATGGTATATCTTAAATTACACGGACTTGCAAAACCTACAATAACTTGTTACTGTTGTGGAAAAGAATTAACAAATCCTATTTCAAGAAAATATGGTGTAGGTCCTATATGTTTAAGTAAAATGAGAATTGATTTAGATATTGAAGATGTTGAAAACATAAAAGAACAGCTTGTAAATATCAAGTGGGAAGGTTGGTGTATTCGTTCAGCAATATTAAGTGAGGAGGAAGTATAATATGTATAGTATAGTGCTAACAAATGGGAAGATTATAAATATCAATGCAACCGAAGTGGAATGGTGCGAAAAAGACCATATGATAAGGTTGTTGAATGATAGACGGATTGTTGCAAGAATAAATATGGATAATGTGGTGGGTTGGATAAACGCAGATTACAAGGTAGAAAGTGAGGAATAATGTTAAAGATAATTCAATGCACAGGAAATGGACAAGGCGAATGTAAAAGATGTTCTGATAAAGGTAAATGGAATAGAGTATGGACTTGTATGTTATACGAAATAGAAGGGTTTGAAGGTTGCTATTGTAGTAAATGTGTGAACGATATTAAAAAGGAGAATTAAAATGCCAATGTTACACTCACCTTGCAGAGGTTGTAATGAAAGATATTTAGGGTGTCATTCAGAATGTGAAAGATACAATTTGTATAAAAAAGAACAATCTACAAGGTATGAAATGAAGAAAAGAAAAATATGCAAAGTAAAAGATTATAGTATAAATGGAAGGAGTTATAGAGTATGACAGTAAGAGATTTATTAGATACATCAATAGTAGGTTTTGATAATATATGGATAGAAAACATATCTAATAGAGGTGTAATTTATAAATATACTGAAATTGATAAAACAGCAAATGACTTGTTGTTAAGTAGTAAAGTAATTAGTTGGTACACTCAAATCAGAAAAATAGATAATACAAAATTATCAGAAATAGTAATTACAATTAAATAAAATATGTGTGGTGGCGGAATAGGTAGACGCAGGTGTTATAAGCTCCACTGTTGAGAAGCACGACTCTTATATGGTCAAGTGCAGACCAATAGCAATAACATGTAAGGTGCAAATCCTTACCCACACATTTAGTAAAAGAGGTGGGTATTTCCCAATAGTTGAAACTTTATAGATAGAAATACATTAAAGCCACCTCTTTAGATATTGCTCTTTCGCCAAGTGGTAAGGCAACGGACTTTGACTCCGTGATTCGCAGGTTCGAGTCCTGCAAGGGCAGTTTCATAAAATGAAAGGAGAATAATTATGCAAGAAATAAAAGCAAAACCAAAAACAAATACCTCAATGATGTATGGAGAAGAAATATTTATTAAGTTAAATGGTAATCAAATATGGAGTGGTGTAAAAGATGAAAATGGAGTAATACTTATAAGAGGTTGCATTACGTTAAAATTAACCTTGAATAAGTTTAAAATGATGTTTAAGGAGATTGAAGATTGAAAACGTATGAACAGTTTGAAGGAGATTTTTTAAAAATTGCCGAGTTAATACAGCAAAGAAGATTCCAAATGCTTATTCATTCCTGTATTTATTATGAGTTAAATCAAAATTTAATAAATGATAAAAAGTGGGATGAATGGGCAAGAGAATTAAGAGATTTACAAAATCAATATCCAGATATTTCCAAAAGAGTTCAGATGTATGAAGATTTCAAAGATTGGGATGCAAGTACAGGAGCGTTTTTACCTATAAAGCAAGATTGGGTAATTCAAAGAGCAAAATGGTTATTAGCAAATAGTTCTCATATAGATACCCCAAAAGTAAAAGAAAAACCAAAACAAATAAAAAGAAAAAGTTTATTTTAGTTATTGACATATTATGAAATATGTAGTATTATAATTATATAAACATTATATAAAATGTTAAATAAAAAGAAAGGAATGATAATTAAAATGAAACCAACAAGATTTTACAGTTCTCGACAAGAAAAAGCAATAGCAAAAGCATTAAACGGAAAACAGCAAAGTAATTCAGGTGCTACAAAATTCCAAAAGGGAGATGTGATAAACAATTTATTTTTAATAGAAGCCAAAACAAAAACAAGTGAAAGCAAAAGTTTTAGTATTAAAAAAGAATGGCTTGATAAGAATAAAGAAGAAGCTTTTGCTATGAATAAAAGATATAATGCGTTATGTTTTGATTTTGGAGATAATGAAAGATATTATGTAATTGATGAAAAAACATTTAAGGTATTCAATGAATTATTAGAAAGAGAGGAAGAAGTATGACAATAAAAGAAAAAGCAGAAAAGTTACAGAATTATTGTGACAAACGAGATAGGTGCAGAGAATGTACACTTAATTCTTATAAGTGTGGTATGTTTGCAAGTTGGTTAGATAGAAACAATTTAATTTCTGATAGTGATATAGAAGAAGCATATAATACAGTATTTGGAAAGGAAGATGAAAATATGTTTACAAAGAAAGATTTAATAGATGGAATGGTTGTAAAAACAAGAGAAGGAGTACATTATCTTGTATGTGGTGATTTATTTATCCGCAATACAGGGTTTCTTCAAATTGATACTTACAATAATGATTTAACGAGTAAGTTATTTAATGAAAAAGATATAGTCGCAGTATATAATAAAATACATTCTTTAGACACATTGAATGATATTGAATATAATAAAAAAGTTTTGTGGAAAAGAGAAGAAGTTAAAGAAATGACAATAGCAGAAATTGAGAAAGAATTAGGATATTCAATAAAGATAGTAAAGGGGAAAGAAAATGAGTAGAGAAGAATGTGAAGCAAAAATATTAGAAAAACTCAAAGAAATAAAAGATATATGTTTAGAGTTTAATCCACAGGAATCACATATATCAATGTGTATTATTAAACATGGCGAAAAATGGAATGGTGAAATTGATACTGAATGGTATTATAGTGCTTTTAGTGTAGGTAATGAAGCATACAAAAATTTAAATTTGAATGTAGTGGAGGAATAATAAATGAGTTTATCATTAGCTGTAAAATATAGACCACATGATTGGGCGTCAGTTGTTGAACAAGATAGTGTAAAAATAATATTACAAAATCAATTAGATACAGGAGAAATTAAAAATTCATTATTATTTGTAGGTGGTGCAGGTACAGGTAAAACTACATCCGCAAGAATATATGCAAATGAATTAAATAAGGGAATGGGTAATCCAATAGAACTTGATGCTGCCAGTAATAATGGTGTAGATGATGTTCGTAATATCATTAAACAAGCACAATCAAAAAGTTTAGATAGTGAGTACAAAGTATTTATAATAGATGAGTGTCACGCACTTTCCAATTCAGCTTGGCAGGCTATGTTAAAACTTATTGAAGAACCACCTGCAAAGTCAGTATTCATCTTTTGTACTACAAATCCAGAGAAGATACCAAAGACAATTCTTTCAAGAGTACAGAGATATGATTTTAAGATGATAAGTCAAGATGGTATTATAGATAGACTTCAATAT